TCCGATCCCTGCCGAAGCGTTGGGGCTGATTATCGGTAAATAGGCAAGGATGGGGTCACGTGAGTATACGATTCTCGTCAAATCCAAACCAGCCAACTGCCGTTTCTAGGATCAAGGGGCGCCCGGCTATCAAGGCGCTCCCGCTCCTTACCCGGTCGCCCCGCCGCCCGGTCCCGCCGTGGCCGCGCCCTATCCTTGCATATACGGCGCCCAGCGCTATTGCTGGTATGGCTCGGCCTGGAGAGGCCCGGGCTGGTATTGGTGCGGCTACGCTTGGCGTCAAGGTTACGGAGGCCCGACGGTGAGCCGATTGTCTTTAAAATAAAAGGAATAGCCGCCGCCTTCGGGGCTCTTGCGGCCGCTTGCAGTTTGACGGGCGGAAGATCAGTCGGCCGAAGGCGGGCAGCCACGTGGCCGGGAATGAGCACCGCGGCAGTCACGTAGAATTGATGCAGCGCAACTAGAACCTTTCGCAGCACACAACGTTCGGTTGGTTATGGACTCTCCAGTTATCACTAGGCCGCCCTAACCGGCGGCCTTTTTTATCGCCTCTTTTCACGACTGCGACTTGGCGCCGCGCCGTGGCTTCCCGTGGCGATGGCCTCGATTTCGAATTGTCGGCTTGCCAATCTCGGCGTGCCAGGCTCAAGCCCTTCCGAGAATTTGGTTCAGCCGCGCGACCCACACTCGCCACGTGCCAACGACTTTGCGCCCCAGCGTCGGGTCTTTCTTAAGCCATTGCCGGACGGTCTCACGATTGCACCCTGCGATTTCGGCGGCTTTTCGCATGCCGACCCACTCGCCAAGAGCCGGCTCATCGGCCCATGGCTGCGGCTCGCGACGATGTCTCAACGCGTGTAGCTCAACGGTCATAGCCTCGAGCTGCCTCCGCAGAGCATCGTTTTGCTTGGTTAGCTGAGAAAACTTGTCGGCGGTTTCGTAGTCCATTACTGCGCCGCCCTGCGCGCCAGCGTCTCCAGGCAGAGCCGCTCGAATTTGTCTCCATCTATGGCCTCGTCGGGGTACTCCTCCAAAACCTTCATTGCGGTTTCGGTGATCGCTTCCTTGATCCGCGCCCAGTCTGCCTCGCCCAGATGATGCGGCCGCTCTTTTTCCGCGGCAGTCTGCGCGCGCCATTCCGCGATTTTTGCGTCGAGCTGGGCGTTTGTCGGATTAGGGCCGAGCCGCGCGAGTTCTTCATCGATCTCACGCTCTGACTCAGCGGGGATCAACTCGGTTTGAACGATCCGCATCGCCTCGCAATACACGTCGCAGTCGACAGCTGCCATGAGCATAGCCTGCCTAATCGGATCGATCCCTGCGGCGGTCCACGTCATAATCCTCTCGGCGAGTTCGCGCGGCGTGATCATTTCCCGGCCCTCTTCAATTTCGCCGCCATTTTCTCGAACTTATCCGCGGCGCGGGTGAGCGCCTCGTCCAAGGCGCCTTGGACGGACCGGCGCAATCCAAGGTCTCTCGTGCACCGCGCCGCCACGCCGTCGAGCTCGTGTTTGAGGCTCCCCAAAATTTCGGTGAAGGTGGCGTCGACCTCAGCGGTCGGCATCAAGAGGCCTTCCGCGCGCGCGTTCTCCCGCTCCAGCTTTCGAACCTTTTCATCCGTCACGCGCGATGCGACTTCGACGCCCGGCGCGTTTCGTCTTTGAGATAGGCAATGTGGCCCTGAACCACCGCGACGAGCGCGTATTGATCGCGCCCCGCTTTTTTGATCCAACCGTCCCGCACCAGCTTGCGAAACCAAACCGGCGTGATCAGCAACAATTTCGCGGCGGTGACGGATGAGATTAAGCCAGACGTTTCGGTTACTGCCATGTTCTAGCCACCTTACAACCCTGAGAAACAAATCTGCGGTTTTTACAACCCTGAATATATTTAATTTGTGCACTGCGGCGCGACCCGTGCCCCACCCCTCCCTAACAAGGACCCGGAAAGCATATAGGTCCCTTGCCCATGCCGCGCCCGTGGGGCGGGGTATTGCGCGGGAGGCAAAAGGACCTCGTCACGCTGTTTGCCTGTCCTGAGCTGCCGGCTGCTAATTCGCAGAGTTATTTCACGGATCATGGTCGGCGCGTTTCGCAATAGTCGGTTGAGAAAAAGCGCCCATTTGAGAGGGAATAATCCAGCGATAGCTTGCATGGATACCCAAGCTCTTCGAAACGTGACTTGCGGTGATAAAGAACCGCTTCGGTCTTTCGATTGCCACCATCAAAAACTTTCGGGCGATAGACGACAAAACCCTGGTCGACCATATTATCCCAGTGCTTCGACCCGGAAATATCTTCCAGGCTCGGCGGCGATCCGCGCCTGGTTGCGTCCATCTTCGCGGGGTGAGCCAATATCTGAACGTGACAATTCAGATCGTGCGCAAATCCATGCATTGTTCGAAGACACCTGCCGATGTAATCGGTCTCGCTTTCGTTGCGCTCCCGGCCGCCCTCTAGTCGATTCCAAGGATCAACCTGAACGATTCTTGCTCCGTGCCGGATGACGGCGATCTCTGCCATGTCGAGAAACCATTCGAGAGTTGGCTTTTGTTGGGGATGCTCAAGGAAAAGGTATTTCTCATTGATCCAGGCATCCGCCACCGCAATTTCCCGTTCGCTCAGAACCTTTTCCAGGCCGTTCGCGTAAAGGGTCCGCAGTTGCCGGCGCAAATGCGGTTTCGCCCTTGTCTCGAATGAGGCGACGCAAATCGAAACGCCATAATCTCTAACCACTTGAAACCAAATTTGAGCCCAGAGAGCCGTTTTGCCATGACCAGGATGGCCGGTGACCACCGAGAGCGTTTGAGGCGCCAGCAAGACCTTGGATTCCCATTCAGCAAAACCAGGACTCCAGAGCGTCAGGGGAACAGGTTCAGGAAGTTCGCGCAGCCGATAAATGCCTGCCGCGGGCCAGGGCAGCGCGCCACCCTCGACAAGGCTGCGAAGGGCGGCGGGCCCGTCGCTGACGAGCATGGCGTTGGCGTCCTTGCAGCCCTCATGCCATTCGACGAAGTGAAAGCGCGCGGCGCCAAGCAAACGCACCATATCGCCCCGCAACGCCCGGCCCGGTCCGTCCGCATCCCCGCACCATACGAATTGCTTGGCCCTCAACCCCGCGCGCATGGCGTCGTCGACGTAGCCATAGCCCTCCTGGTCTTGCGGAGCATCAGCAGGCCGCTCCTTTGCGCCATTCGGAACCGAAAGAACCGCATCCGGCGATATGCCGGCCTCGACCAGGGCAAGCGCGTCGAGTTCGCCCTCGGTGATAAACACGCGCTCGGGATTTGCCTTCAGAACACGCTCGATATTCCAGAAGGAGAGCTTAAATCCCTTGCCAGCCACGAATGCTTTGTCTGGGAACGAGCGGGCCTTCCACCCTTGTGGATAAGGGAAGAACACCGCCTCGGCCTTTCTCTCGAGGTTAGGAAAGTACGCCGTACCGGAGGCGACGCCGAGCCGCTCCAAAGTCGGACGGCTGATATGACGCGCGACCCGAATCCATACCTCGGCTGCATTCGAAATATTCTCCGCCATGCCAAGCGCAGTGCCAGCAATTCCACTGGCATCCGTCTCGATCGATTGAAACGGACAGGCACGGATCCCGTTTTTTGCGACGGGTCGCGCTGCATTGTGGACAGATCGTTCGGTGATTTCCATAGTTTTGCCGTTTCAGTTCGATGCCGTGAGATCGAAGGATTTCGGAAGCTGAGCGCATTGCGGTCACCATGAGTCATCGCTCTCGCGTTCGCGAGCGTTGTTTCGGAGCGTTGCCCCGACGTATTCGCGCGGGTCATGTTTTGTTGAGGCGGATTCGAGCGCAGCTAGCGCCTTTGGAATGATCCCGTCTTTGGCAGTCAGTAGCCTCTTGACGAGGCCGCCGCTGTTCCTCCCGAGGATTTCCTTGCCACGCCGAAACAGTTCAGCTTCAGCTCCATCCCCCACGCCATTTCCTGAAGGTGAAATTGCCGGGATTGAATTTGATTTTGGAGAAGCAGAAAAGTGCGCGCCAGCGGCATTCTTCTTTTTAAGGTTCTCTTTAATATCCCCTGCCCGCAGTGGCAGGGTTTTTATACACGCGCTGTCAGGGTTTATCCGCTCAAATCCTGACAGGTTTGCAGGGTTTATCCCTGACATGGCTGCAGGGTTTTTATGGCTTGAAACCCTGACAGGTTTGCAGGGCTTAGCGTCCGCCTTCACGGAGATCTGGTATTTATTGGTCGATGCTCTTCCACCGCCCGGCGTGACGATCAGGTGACCACGTTCTTTAAGAGATTCGGCAAATCTCCAGGCTGATCTTTCTGATATGCTGGCATCGTTTGCCAACGTCGGCATGGAAGGCCACGCGACGCCGGTTTCGTGGTTAATGTAGCCGCAGAGCACATAGGCAAATTTGAATGCCAGTGGCGGCAGACCGTTATCCTGCATCACCTGCTTTAGCCAGGTGCTCTTGAGCTTCATGACGGAGGCGCTCATAACCGGCCACCGTCGATAATGAACGGCGCCGCGAACTCATTACCGCCATAAGCCCTGACGAAATCCGCAGGCAGTCGTGCATATTGTTCGAGCGTGGCGTTGATATCCGCACCCGCTTCAATCTCAGCGACGAAGTGCGCGAGTGGCGCCGGGCCGAGGGCGTGCAGCTTGGCGACGAGGTATCGCCGCCGCGGGCGGCGGGCGCCCGAAGACTGCACTTGATTTGTATGCGGATTTGGGTTTATCTCACGATTGTCAAAGTCGCCAAGCAAAGACAAATTCGCGAGCCCAGCCGCCCCCGGCTGGGTTTCGCTTTTCTGGGTCATGGGGGATTACTTCGCCACCTCGTCCGAGGTCGACCGGCGAATCGACTGATTGATATATGCATGAAGACCTTCAACATCGTAGCGGACGGCGCCGTTCATCTTCACGAAACGAGGGCCTTCGCCGGTCATCCGGCGCTTGGCGAGATTCGACGTGCTCAAGCCAAGGAATTCCGCCGCGTCGGCAGGCTTCAAAAGTTTCTGGTATTGCATGATGGACATTAAAAAACGCTCCATAAAATGCGCAGTAACGCGCGAGAACGATTTTGAAAAATACCATGACTTAGCGCGGCAAAAAACCGGACGAAATACTCGGGCAAACCGGCGGTTGCAATGGGTTAATGAAGTCCCTCGGCGATCCGCATGGCCTCGATCAGCCCGGCCGCGATCCGCTTTTCGTCAATCTGGCGGGAGAGGAGATGGATTTGGAATGCGCGGACCATGAAATTGTCTTTTG